TGTGCTTCTGCGAGGCGACCGTCAGAGTCGTGAACTGCTCGTTGTCGTCCTGCGCTTGCAGAGCGGCACCGTCAGTCACCAGAGCGCGGTCCGGCAGGCGGATACGCAGAGTCGAACCGATCTTGGCACCTTCGACAGCGAAGCTGTCGTCGTACTGACGGTTGACGTTGCGGGTAAGAACGAGGTTGTTTTCCAAGATCTCCAGGGCCTTCCTGGTGATCATGTCAATGGTAAGAATTGAGTTAGCCACGATGGGTGTCCTTTCAAATTAACGCTGGTACTGCGATTGCATCTTTCGCATCTGCCGCTGGCGATCAGCCTCGATCCAGTCCGACGTGCTCATGGTCTTGATGGAGCGAGGGTCGGTGGTGTCGTATGCCGAGTTGCCGCTTGCGCGGGCAGTGACAGGTTTGATCGGTGCAGGTGCAGAAGAGGTTTTCCGGGTGGGAGGACTTTCAGTCAGTTTGACTTCAATCTTCCCGATTTCCTTGGCTTGTAGAAACGGCGACAACTTTGAGATGCGTGTGGCTTCTTGCGGATTGGCCCCGAGGTAGTACGCTACATCAGGTCCAACGTCCGAAGCCCGGATAGTTTCGGCCATCACTTGGGTGATAGGTAGCTTGGGGTTGTAGGCGACTTGCTCGAAGTCGTCGTACTTTTCCCGAGCCTGCTCTTCCCGGTCGTGATACGCCTCCAACAATTCAGCCTGCTGCTTTTGCGCCTCCCGCTGCGCCAGTAGCTGTTCGGCCTTCTGAGTGGCCAACGCTTCCGCGTAGGCTTCAGTTGACTCAAACTGCTCGGCGGGCGGCAGTTGCTTAGGCGGCTGGGCTACGGGTTGCTGTGCCCGTTGACGCTCCCACTTGCGCTGTTCTCTTTCAAGCCGCTTTTTGACGATGGCGTCCAACTCGTCTTGAGTAAACGTCTTCGTCTGCTGTTGGGCCTCCGGCTCATTTTCCTGCGTTGCTTCTACAGGGCTCGCTTCCGGTGCTGCCGTGGGCTCCGGTGCGATTGCGGTGTCGATTTCCGCTTCGACTTCTTGGCTCATGTGTGAGTCTCAGAATTCCTGGTCAACGGGCCAGTACGTTTTAACTGTAGCACGCTAAGAATGCGCTGCCAACTTTTGCCGGGCGTCTATCTTTAGCACGTCTTCAATCTTGACCAAATCCGCTTGTAAGTTTTCAAGCAGTTTGGCCAGACTGCCTGGCTCGTCAAGAAACTGCTTGAGCTTGATGTGGTTCACGCTCATGTTGAACAGCGATTCTTTAGCCCCGTTGTTGGCCGTCTCGATCTGCTGTTCAAGCTCAATCTGGAAGTGCAACGCCTCTTCGGCCTCAAACTGCTCGCGTGTGTACCGGGGGTACTGCTTGAACGCGGCGTAGAGTTGGCTGATTTCTTGCAGCGCGTCGTTCATCAGCTTGTCCGCCCACTTGCGCGACTCTTCGATCTCTTTGTTCTTCAAGCGCAGGCGGCGTTTGTCGAACTCTGAGGTTTCCGGCAGGCCGAGCTTGTATTCGTTCTCGTCGTAGTCCACTTGGGCCAATTCAGCCTTGACGATGTTGTGCTTGATCGCTTGGATGCGGTCAAAGATGCGCAGCCCCAGCGCGCGGTACGCCCGCGCAGGCGTCTTCTGCGCGGCCAGTACGAAGTTCTCGGTCTGGAACCAACTGTTCTCAAACGGGATGTCGTAAAACGCCTGCTCAAGCTCAGTCAGGACGTTCGGAATGTCGTTGGTCGTGACCAGTTGGCTCACAAGAACCCCCCGCTTTGCGTGCCGGTGGTGTATTGCCTGAAAAGCGACGCGGTAGAAACCACAGACAGAGTTTCAGTGGCAAACACCAACTTTTCTACAGTAGTCGTGCTACCAGACAAAAACTGCGTTTCGCCGCCGGTAAAAATGCCTTTTTGAGCGTTGTTAAACCCCGACAGCGACATACGCCCCACCGACAAATTTGTTCCTAACGCAGAAACCGTGTTTGTTGAAAATACAAGTTTGTCAACCCGAGGCGACGCGTTGGGCGCGCTTGTTAAAGGGTCTGTGCTGCCAACCCAACCAAGAGCAACATAGCCTGTTGTTGTTGAGTTTACGCCCGCGCCGCCTTGACTTGACGCCGTAAGAACAAAACCTAGATTGGTAATTGTTTCAGAACTATAAGTCAAATAGTCAATTAGTTTTGTTGTTTGAGGTGAAAGCGACGTAGAAGTGCCGCCGCAAATATAGCCTCTTGTCGATGAACACACGCTTGCTGTGTTACGAATTATGGGGTAGGACAGAGTTGCTGATGGATTAACGGCGGTGTCGTTGCTAAATTGAATGCCGTCAATTTCAGAAGATTGAGCCGCAGGGCTAGGGATGTACCCACCAGCCCAATAACCTTTTGTTGTTGAGTTAAGAGCGCACAGCGCAACACGCCCTACCGCCAACGTTGCACTCAACAACGACGACGTTTCCTTGGCAGAAAATATCAGGTCGTAAATTCTGTTGTACGACCCCGCGTTCCCGCCGCCGTAGTACGCTTTGGTGCTGGAGTTGCACCCAGCGTTTTCAGTCCCGCTGCCAAATGTGGCAGAAATCGTGTAAGCCGTCTCACGGTTGAAAATAAAAGCCGCGATGTCGCTGTAGCCAGCGTACCCCTTCTGGAGCACGCCGTTAGCGCCAAACAACATCTTGCTGATCATGCGTAGCTTCCGATGTACGTTGCGTACAGCGTGGTGCTAATTTTCCAGAAAGCGTACGCATCGCTTGCGGTGTGAGTTGGCGCTAGGTTGCCAGCGCCCGTCACCCAAGTCACTGTCGGCCAATTGATCGTGTACGTCGATCCGCCAGTCAGCATCAGTAGCAGCGACTGGCCCGCAGCCAAGCTGTCAGTGAACGTCACCGTGCCCGCTGCGGCGCAGGTCTGGATCGATCCGTTGGCCGGGTTCAGCGCGATGCTGCCCGAGGTGCCCAGCGCAAAAACCTCTTCGGTGTAGCCGTTAGTGAACGTGCCCGCCTCGATGGTTTTGTTGGTCAGCGTCTGCGTGGCGTCCGTACCTACCACCGTCGTAGAGGCGTCAGGCAGCGTAAGCGTGCGGTTGCCGCCGAGCGTCGTCGGCGTCAACGTAACGGCGTACGAGTTCGTGCCGCCAGCGCGCCCGGCCAGCTTCACTGCGTCTTGCGTGGCCGCAGCCTGGGCCAAGACGTTGCCGGTGATGCCGAGGACAGACCCGTCAAACGTCAGCGCAGTTCCGCTGGCTTGCACCTTGCTCGCGTCAAGGTACAGGACGCCGTTGGCTGTGCCGCCTGACACGGGAGCGATCTGGAACTGACCAATCGTGATCTTCTTCGACCCTGCCGTGCCAGCCGACGAGTCAACGATGTACAACAGGTCAGCTGGATCGACATTAGCGCCATTGAGCGCCGGGAGGTCGGAAACTTTTTGGTCAGCCATACGTCTCTTTCAGATGTGGCTAAATTCCCCGCGAGCCTCTCGCTCCATCGGGTGATTCCGATAGCCGTGGCGGATAGCCAACCAAAGATACCGGGTGTAGAAGCCGATTGTGCCGTACCGTTTTGCTTGCGCCAGATGCACCTCTTCGTGCCGCCGCAAGTCCATGTCGCTCATGCGTTCAGCGAGGATGAACGCGCCGAACGGCGGCAGCACAATGCCTGCAAAGCCGGTAGCTTTCAGCCACCAACGGATTGGGCCGCGTGCCGTGCGGATCACGCAAGAGGCTCCTGCACCAGTTGCACGCCCAAGCGCCCCATCGCCACAAACGGGTCTTGGTCGCTCACATCAGCTTCGGCAAACAGCGTGTCGATCTCGTCTTGCGTCACCGTCATGCCGGCGGCCACGCAAGCCTCGTAGACCGTGATCGGATCGCCTGGATAGGCGTCTGTCACCACCCACTCGTCGTTCTCCCACGCCCAGAACACGCACGGCACCATGACCGCAAAGCCGTCTGGGATTTCCCCCGTGCTGATGTAATGCGTCGCAGGCTCTGCGCCCGTAGGGCTCAGCGGCGTGATCCACATGTTGGCGTTGTGTGCCGGATCGAGCGTGACGGCAATCTCACGGGCCAGTGCGACCTGATCGGCTGGGATGATCATCGTGCGGAAGGCGTCCATCAGTAGGCTCCCGTCTTGCCGTTGACCCACGACTCAGTGCTGCTGATCTGGCTCGCGGTGGACTGCGCGCCTCGGATGATGAGGCTGTAGAGGTTGCCGTTCAGCGGCAGCGTGGCGTTGTTGCGCCTGCCGATGTACAGCGGGTAATTGCCAAAGTTTCCGGTGCCTTGAGTTGTTAAGTCCTGGCCTACTTGTGCCCCATTGATCCGAGCAGTCAAATTACTACCTGCAATGTCCCACTGACCTGTAACTACGTTTGTGATGGGCGATGTGTAAGTGGTCAATGACAAGCTCGGGCGAGTAGTACCACCACCACGAATCCCATAGTTAGCCGCCGCGCTGTCTGGTGCTGCGATGTAAAAAGTGCCATTGTTGGTGCCAACAGTTGCACTCAATTCGGTCACGATTGCAGCCGCCGCATCACTCAGCTTTCTCACCCCCGCCCACACCGTCATCTCGTCCGTCGCGGTGAAGTTCACGCTGTTGGTCAGCATCGAGTCGTCCACACCGTCAAACGCCAGATACGGCAGGAAGCCCGAGGTGTTGTAATCCGTCGCAGCGGCGATGCGCTGGTAGTTGTTGCTGGTCAGGCTGTTGGTGACGATGAGTTGAGCGCCCCAGATGTAAATTCCGTCAGTTCCGTTTCCTGCGTAAGTTGGCCTTCCAAAAGCGTCAAAAGACGGCGTAGTGCTGTTGGATAAATTAAGATTAAAATTAACAGCGCCAGTTAACGAC